GGCGTTTCCTCCTCGAGAGATACTGTAAATTGCAGTATACCACGCCCGCGACAAAAAGGCTATAGAAATCTGAAAAGTTTCATGGCTTCTTCAAAAACTGCATTTTTCTCCGTTTTGCACAAACGGTTTTTGAACAAAACCAGGATGTCTACCCGATGTCTACCCGCCGAAACGCCTGGGGCGCAAGGGCTTGCGGGTTTTCCAAGAGGGTCGCCGTCTACCCTTCCGTCTACCCATTTTTTCACGCCGATCCCCGAAACGCCTGCTATTTCTGCGAAAATTTTTGAAATTTCCGAAAATTTATGGGGGTACGATATCCCCATACAAGGTAGGTGATTTTGTGCCCTGCTATCATCCCTTGAAGGCCTTTGAGTTAGGCGAAAAAGACGGCAAACGGTTGCTCAAGGTGACGAGCTACGAGGTAGACCACCTCGAACGTTCCGGTGATGGCTTCGCGTGTTGCACACATCCTGCTTATGGCCGTCCCGGTGATATTACTAAGTTTGTTGAAATTCCCTGTGGCAAGTGCTCTGGCTGTCGTCTTCAGAAGTCCCGTGAATGGGCTAATCGTTGTATGCTTGAGCTTCAGTATCATAAGTCCAGTTATTTTGTCACTCTGACCTATGATGAAGAGCACGTTCCGTATCATCTTTATGATGATCCCTCTACCGGTGAAGCTTTTACTTCTCTGTCTTTAGAACCTCGAGATTGGACACTTTTTATGAAGCGTCTCCGGAAAAAATTTGGTGATGGTATTCGATTCTTTGCCGCTGGTGAGTATGGATCAGAGACGATGCGTCCTCACTATCATGCGATTATTTTCGGCTTGGAGCTTGATGATCTTCAGCCTTATAAAAAGTCCATGCAGAACTTTCTGTATTTTAACTCTCCCTCTCTTGAAAAGGTTTGGGGCAACGGTTTTGTTGTCGTTGCTCCTGTGACTTGGGAGACCTGCGCATATACTGCTCGCTATGTTATGAAGAAGCTCTACGGAGCGGAAGCGGAGTTTTACGATAAATTCAATCTCGAGCCTGAGTTTACCCGAATGTCTCGTAAACCCGGCATAGGTCGTCAGTATTATGATGATCATCCTGACCTATATGAACACGAGTTCATCAACATTTCGACTGAGAAAGGAGGTAGGAAGTTTCGACCTCCGAAGTATTATGATCGCTTGTTTGATGTCGATTGTCCGGAAGAGTCTGCGAAGCTTAAAGCCATTCGTACGAAGATGGCAGATGAAGCGAAGAAAGCAAAACTACAAAAGACCACACTTAGCTATCTGGATCAGTTAGCTGTGGAAGAGCGAAATAATCTCGCTCGAATTAAATCTTTGAAAAGGAGTTATATCTAATGCGTAAGAAGATGCGTCCCAAGAAAGACAAGAAGGTCTTTCGTCGTACTGCTGCAAAGTCCAAGAAGATTAATATCAACCCGACTGTTTTCCGCGGAGGTATTCGGCTATGATTTGTCTTGTTGTGGATGGTCATATCGTTGCTATTGGTCCTGTTTGGATGGAGCATCATTTTCTTGAAGATGCTGCTGAACGTTTTCCCGGCAAGAGTATTTCTATTTTTACGGAGGCAAAAGAATGAAGTACGGTGTTTACTCTATCCGTGATGCCCGGACGGGCTTTCTTCCCCCTACGGTTGATCAAAATGATTCTTCCGCTATGCGGAACTTCGCTCACGCCTGTATGCAGAAGGAAAGCCTTCTGTTTTCCCACATTGAGGATTATGCCCTGTGTAAGATTGGTGAGTTTGATAACGAGACCGGTACGATCTCGACTCAGCTCCCTGAAGTCATTCTTGATGGTACGTCTATTCAGAGAAAGGATGGTTGACATAATGTATGATGAAAAGCTTGGATTCTCTACTCAGTATCGTCCGCGAACTCGTTTCATTTCAAATGGAGGTCAGCGCGAAAGGATTCTCTATCAGCCTAAATTTGATGAAAATGGAGTTATGGATCTCGTTGAATCTGGCAAAGAAGACCTTTATGATTTCATTCAATCCCACGCCGAAGCTGTCGATATCCATGTGATTCTTGCTCGATTTCAAAATGGCGACGTTGACGCGCTTTCGCGTGTCCAGGGCGCTTATGGTGATTTCTCCAATATGCCCACGTCTTATGCTGAACTTTTGAATAGGGTTAATGAAGGTCAGAGCTTTTTTAATTCTCTTCCGGTTGATATTCGTGCGAAGTTTAACCATAACTTTGCGGAGTTTATGGCTGGTATGGACAAGCCTGATTTCCTCGACAAGCTCGGAATCAAGCCCGAGCGAGAGTCTGACCCGTCCCAGGAGGAAAAACCGGCTGTTGAGCCGAAAAAGGAGGTTACCGAATGAACCGCAATGTTGAATCTCATTTCGCGCTTAATCCCACGAATATCGATATCCGGCGCTCGACGTTTGACCGCTCGCATTCTCTTAAGACTTCGTTTAACGTTGGTGACATTGTTCCTTTTTTCGTTGACGAAGTACTACCGGGAGATACGTTCAACGTGGACACATCCAAGGTCGTGCGCCTGCAGACGTTGCTTACTCCGGTCATGGATAACATCTATCTCGATACGTATTTCTTCTTCGTACCGAACCGGCTTACTTGGTCTCATTGGAAGCAGTTCAACGGTGAAAATACGGAATCTGCTTGGATTCCTCAGACAGAATATGAAATTCCTCAAATTACTGCTCCTGCTGATAGCGGATGGTCTGTTGGAACTATTGCCGATTATCTCGGTGTCCCTACCGGCGTTCCTAATCTTTCCGTTAGTGCTCTTCCCTTCCGAGCTTATGCCTTGGTAATGAATGAGTGGTTTCGTGATGAAAACCTATCTGATCCGCTCGTCGTTCCCGTCGATGATGCTACTGTAGCTGGTGTGAATACTGGCACGTTTGTTACAGATGTTGCAAAAGGCGGTCTTCCCTATAAGGCCGCTAAGTATCATGACTACTTCACAAGCTGCCTTCCGTCTCCCCAGAAAGGCCCGGATGTTTTGATTCCCTCGGCCACGTCCGGCGAGTATCCTGTCGTTACTCGTGCTACTCGTATTGATCCTGATGTTTTGGGTACTGTTCCTTATTCAGCTTATTCTTCTACTGTTGCTACTGGTAGTAAAATCACTGGTGGTATTCGTTTTAATTTTGAAACTGGGTCTCATTTGGGTTCTCAATCTCCGGATGGCGATGATTTTACTTCTTCTCCTTTTATGCCGTTGATTGATAATATGTATGCGGTTTCTTCCGGCGGTCTTGGTGCTTCTATTAATCAGCTTCGCATGGCGTTCCAGATTCAGAAACTCTATGAGAAAGACGCCCGTGGTGGTTCTCGTTATATTGAGATTCTCAAGTCTCATTTCGGTGTGACTTCTCCTGATGCCCGTCTTCAGCGTCCCGAGTATCTCGGTGGTAACCGTGTCCCCATTAATATTAATCAGGTTGTTCAGCAGTCGGCCACGGCTTCCGGCGAGACTGCACAAGGTACTGTTACTGGTATGTCTGTCACTACGGATACGCATTCTGATTTCACCAAATCTTTCACGGAGCATGGTTTTGTCATCGGCGTTATGGTCGCTCGCTACGATCATACTTATCAGCAGGGTCTTGAGCGTTTCTGGTCTCGTAAGGATCGCTTTGATTACTATTGGCCTGTTTTCGCCAATATCGGCGAACAGGCTGTGAAGAACAAGGAGCTTTTTGCCCAAGGTCCCGGTGTTAAGGATTCCGCTGGTGCTGTCATTGATGATCAGGTCTTTGGCTATCAGGAAGCTTGGGCTGATTACCGTTATAAGCCGTCTCGTGTAACTGGTGAGATGCGTTCCCAGTACGCGCAATCTCTTGATGTTTGGCATTTGGCTGATGATTATTCTGCGCTGCCTATGCTTTCGGATTCGTGGATTCGTGAGGATAAGACGAATGTTGATCGTGTGCTTGCTGTTACGTCTGCTGTTAGCAATCAGTTGTTTGCAGACATCTACATTAAGAACCGGACTACACGTCCTATGCCTATGTATTCTATCCCCGGTCTGATTGACCATCATTGAGAGGTGATCTAATGACTACTGGTAAGGATGCTGCTCAGGTTCAGAGTGTGCCGGCTGTCGGAAATTTAGATTCTGCTCTTTCTCTTATTACGAGGACTGCTTCGGAAAACACCGCAAAAAGTGCTCAGATGGCTTCTGAGCAACGCGATTGGCAGGAGCGTCAAAATGCCTTGGCTATGCAATTCAATGCTCAGGAGGCTGCTAAAAGCCGTTCTTGGCAGGAATATATGAGCAATACTGCTCATCAGCGTGAAATACGTGATCTTAAAGCTGCCGGTCTTAATCCGGTTCTAAGTG